CCGCTTACTGGTGTTGTGGTGTACGCGGGTTTTCATGGCGCTCCTAGCGTGAGCTGGTGGTCGTAGCGGGCCTTGCCGCTGGGCCCGCGCCGGTAGAGGGTGCGGATGGCGAGGACGCGGCGCTTGGCGGCGCTCAGGCCGTGGCGTGTGTCGGTGACGGCGATCACGTCGTTGACCTCGAGGCCGCAGTGGACGGGGGCGGTGATGGCGTCGCCGCGTGTGGTCGCGATGGTCTGGCGGCGCTGCTCGGCGGCGGCGCGGGCGGTCGCGTCAGCCCCGGACGTGAGGTAGGGGTCGGCGCGCTGGCGGGGTGCGGAGTAGAGGAAGGCGGTCTCGGCGTAGTCGATATCCTCGGCGACGACGGTGGCGTCGGCGGCGGCGAAGGCCTGGATGTGGTTGGCGTCCTTGAGGGTGTCGGCGTACTCGGCGGCGGCGATGGGGATGTCCTCGGTGGTGAGGGGGCGGCCGTAGGTGGCGTCGGCGGTGTCGGCGGCCAGGGGTTCGTTGAGGGTGAAGGTGGCTGTTCGGGGCCGGAGGTTGTCGGGGACGCGGTCGAGGACGCGCCTGACCGCGGTGAGCGCCGACGTGCCGGGTGGGAGGGCGAGCGGCGGTGAGAGGTTGGCGCTGGCGGAGCTGCTGCCGCTGGCGGTGATCTCGTAGCCGACGCGGGCGAGCAGGTGCTGGAGCTGGCCGAAGATGTTCTTGGCGGCGGCGATGAACTCGACGGCGCGGGGGAAGCGGTGGCGGTTGAGGTGGGTCCAGGGGGAACCGAGGGAGACGCGGAGGAGGGCGCGGCCGCCCTCGTAGACGTGGCGGAACCCCTCGATGTAGTAGGCGGGTCCGGAGGAGGCCTCGTTGCCGGCGGTGGTGACGTAGCCGGGGGCGGTGGTGACCCAGGCGCCCTTGGTGAGGGCGGCGGCGGCGCCGCTGCCGGGCGTGGTGTAGGCGCCGTCGGCGTTGTCCAGGACGATCTCGGAGAGGGCGGGCGAGCCGCCGGTCTCGTGGAGGTCGGCGCTGACGACGTGATCGCTGATGTCGGTGGCGCCGTCGGCGATGGCGGCCTGGTAGACGTAGCGGGCGGTGGTGAGGAAGACCTGGGCGGCGTCGTAGGAGATGGCGACGCCGTAGGTGGCGGCGATGTTGAGGGGGACGGGCTCGCGCCAGAGGGCGTCGACGAAGGCGGCGGTGGCGGGCTGGTAGGTGTGGTGGCTGCGGTCGTAGGCGACGGTGCCGGTGAACTGCTGGCGGAAGGTGGCGCGCATGACGTCCGGCTTGCCGAGGTAGGGGCGGGCCATGTCGATGCCGCTGCTGGTGACGGCGGACTGGATGACGATGCCGGCGCTCCAGGTGTTCGGGGCCTGGCTGGAGCCGTCGCCGAACAGGTACTGGCGCAGCTCGCGGACGGGGACGATGGCGGCGGTGTCCTCGTCGGTGGTGAGGACGTTCCAGTCGCCGGAGTGGTGGACGGCGACGCCGTTGAAGGCGGGCGTGGAGGGGCCGAGGTAGGCGGTCCAGGTGGCGCCGTTCCAGCGGGTTGCGACCAGCTTGTTCGTGGGATCGATGGTGACGACGACGACGTTGCCGTCGGACTTGCCGGCGGCGGCGAGGGCGCTGATGCCGACGCTGAGGGTGTAGGCGAGGGCGAAGGCGCTCCAGGTGGCGCCGTTGTCGGTGCTGGTGGAGGCGTAGACCTGGGAGGTGGTGGTGTTGTTGATGATGAACGCCCAGAGGGTAGAGCCGGCCTTGGCGAAGGCGATGAGGTTGGCCTTCGGTGTGATGGGGGCGGACCAGACGTCCCAACTGCCGTAGCTGCTGCCGACGCCGGGAGTGGTGACGCGGGAGCGCGAGAGGTTGGTGCCGTCGAAGCGGGCGCGGGTGAGCGACCCGTCGGCGGCGACGACGGCGGCGTGGCCGCCGTCGGCCTCGCTGCCGGCGTACCACTGGGCCCAGCGCAGGCGGCGGATGCCGGCGTGGCGGTCGGAGACGGAGACGAGGAGGTAGGGGCGGCGGCCGGCGGCCTTCTGGGCGGCGGCGAGTGCGCCGGAGATAGACCGCATGGGGCTACGGTCCGGGGTCGGTGTTCTGGGTGGCGGTGGGCTCGGTGGGGGCGTAGAGGCGCTTGCGTTTGATACCGCGACGGGGGGCGACACGCTCCTCGTAGCGGGTGCGGAAGTGGGCGGCGAGGCGGCGCCAGTCGGCGGTGGAGCCGGGGCCGCCGGTGGGCAGGGTGTTGGTGAGGTCGGCGGCCTGCTGGTCGCAGGCGCGGGCGGCGGCGGCGTGGACGAGGGCGTCGTCGTAGTCCTCGGGCAGGGTGTCGGTGCCGTTGATGCTGTGGAGGCTCTGCCAGTAGACGATGCAGTTCGAGCCGTCGGGGACGGCGACGCTCTCGATGCGGAGGGTGTCGCCCCAGACGGAGAAGTCGACGAGGGACTTGGGGTCGCTGCCGGTGGGCCACTCAACGGCGATGATGCGGACGCGCTCGGTGACGGTGGTCAGGGCGACGTCGCGGCTGCCGGCGGTGGTGGCGATGGTGGTGGTGCGCTCGCGGGGGATGCGGTGTGAAAGGTCGCGGAGGGCGTCCTGGATGTGCTGGTCGAGTTCGGCGGTGGTCCAGACGGCGGCGGCGGCGTCGTCAAGGACGGTCTGGAGGCGGCCCCTGATGGTGGCTAGGGTGGTCGGCACCTAGCGGCGCTCCTGCTAGGCGACGGAGCCTGCGCGGACGCTGGGTGCGACGTAGATCTCGGTGGCGCTCAGGATGTAGCCGATGATGGTGTTCACGTCGCCGGTGGTGGCCGGTGCGGTCTCGGTGTAGCCGCCGCCGACGCCGGCGCCCTCTTCCAGGTAGACGAGGCCGCCGACGGTGCCGCCGCTGAAGCCGGCGATGACCGCTTCGCGGGAGACCTCGATCACGTCGCCTGAGACGCCGCTTTCTAGCGCGATGAGCTTGGGCTGGATGGCGGTGCCGACGGTGGCGAGGGCGCGCTTCCAGCCGGTTGCGTAGCCGATGGCGTCGCCGGCGAGGACGGTGCCGGAGAGCGTGACTTTGAACTTCGGGCCGGCGGCGGTGACGATTCGGTCTCGGGGGCTTGCCTCTGTGAGAGCCATGCCTGTGTCTCCTCTTTCGTCAGCGGCCTAACGATCGGGCGGTTGCAGTTGGCGCAGTCGGTGCCGTTGGGCTGCAGGAGGACGTTGCTCTGGCAGCGCGGGCACCAGCTTTGCGGCACGTTAGTTCGTCCACGCCTGGTCGTCTATCCCGCTGAGCATGGAGATTGAGAGGGTGGACTTGAGGACGGTGGCGACGTAGGCCTTGATCCGGTCGCGGGTGGCGTCCTTGGTCTCCAGGGAGTCGGCGACCTTCTCGGGTGTGAAGGGTGTGCCGGCGCTGATGCCGTGGAAGCCGTCCTCGGCGAAGCGTATCGCGAAGATGCTCTCGGTGTCGTCGCCGGCCTTGGCCAGGTAGACGCCGGAGCTGACGTCCTCGGTGATGGTGAGGAAGTCGTTGATGACGATGGGGATGTCGCCGTAGTGGAGGATGGGCCGGTTGATGGAGCCGGCGGCGGAGAGGGCGAGGTCCCAGCCCTGGCCACGGGCGAGCTTGCGGATGCCACGCCGGGCGCGGCGGCCCATCATCAGCACGTCGGGGCGGGGCTTGCAGAGGTCGATGGCCTGGTCCAGCTTCTCGAAGGTGCCGGGGCCGCCGGCGGTGCCGGAGCCAGCGGCGACCTTCTGGGCGGCGGGCATGAGGGCGTGGAGGCCGTCGAAGGTCTTGGGGTCAACGCTGTCGTCGCCGTAGATGAGGGTGTCCTGGAAGGTGCGGGCGACGCTCTTGGCGGTGAAGGCGAGGACTTCGGCGTGGAGGTCGGTGAACTTGCTGCGGGTGATCTGGAGGAACTTGTCTACGTCGGCGTCGCGGCCGAGGATTTTGAGGGCGGCGGTGTGCTGGGTGACGGTGGGGGTGCCCTCGGTCCAGGTCCCGCCGGGGTTATAGAACTCGCCGCCGGGTAGGGTGGACTCGCGCAGGTACTGGAGGCTGTTGCCCAGGATGCCGACGAAGGGCATGAAGTTGAAGATGGGCGAGTCTTCGATGATCTCTTCGACGATGCCCCTGAACACGTCGTTGGTGCTGTAGAGGTCGGCCTGGGCGATGGTCTCTAGGGGCATCGGTTAGCTCGTTCCTGCTTCGCGCTCGAGGGCGCGGGCGATGCGGGCGACGCCGCGGACGGTCTCGGGGATGGGTTCGGGTGTGCGGGTGCCGCCGGCGCCGGGGGGTGTGAGCGGGGGTGTCGGTGGCGTGCCGTTCCTGGCCGCCTCCGCCTGCTGGCGGATGTGGTCGGCGACCGCCCTGGCGGTGGTGACGCCGGCCTGGATGGCGGCAAGGTCGCCGCCGGCGAAGGCGGCGTCGGGCAGGTCGGGGTTGGCGGTGTGGAGGGCGGCGATCTCCAGCTCGAGGTTGCGGGCCTGGGCCTGGGTTAGCTGTTCCTGGAGGGCGGCCGCGTCGGCGTGCTGCTGCCGAGCCGCGGCGATGGTGGCGGCGGCCTCTTCCGGCGTGGGGTTGCCGTCTGCGTCGGGCATTTCGATAAGCAGCTTAAGCGGGTTCTCGTTCGCCTGTCAAGGGGTCGGGGTCAGGGTACGACGCCCCACTCGGTGACGGCGGGTAGGTAGGCCCACCACCAGGGGGCGGCCCCGGGCCCGGTCCAGGCGAAGCCGGCGACGGGGGGAAGGATGAGTGCCGCGCCGAGGGCGAATAGGAGGGCCGGACCGGCCGTAGTGTGCTCGCCGGATCAGGTGCCGGTGATGGGAGCGGGTGTCCAGCGGCCGACGGGCTGGCAGGCGTGAAGTGGTTGGAGAGGGTCGACACCCTTGCAGCCGAGAGGGGCGCAGGCGGAGGCGGTGGCGGTGAAGCCGAGGGTCTGGAGCAGGTGGCCGACGTTATGGGACATTGGCGGCGGCGGGTGGCTGGAGCTGGAGGGCGAGGGTGCTCAGGGTCCTGGCCTCGTCGAGGACGCGGTTAAGTTCGGTCTCCGGGTCGGGGTCGCCGAGGTTGGCGAGGGCGGTCTGGCGGCTGCGGATGCCGGCGCCGACGAGAGCGACCTCGCGGCCGGCGTCCAGGGCCTGATCGGGCGGGGTGATTGTCGCCCATTGGGCGGTTAGGCCGGCGATGGAGTCGGTGAAGGTGGTGCCGCTGAACAGGTCGGAGAGGCGGAGGGCGAGCTGGGCGCGCAGGCGGTAGGCGTCGCCGCGAATCAGGCGCTTGCGTTCGACCTTCTGGAGGAGGGGCTGCATCTCGACCTGGAGGGCGACGCCGGAGAGGTCGCGGTCGGTGCCGCCGAAGGCGGTGCGCGGGGTCTCGCTGAGGTCGTGGAGGGCGCGCAGGAGGTGGGTCGTGTAGTCCAGGTGCAGCCTGACGCCACCGCCCTGCAGGAGGTCCAGGAGGTAGGCCTTGGCGTGCTCGGGGAGTTCCCAGACGGCGCCCGGTAGGGCGGCGATATCGGTGGCCTCGTCGACGTTCTCCAGGACGGCGATGGGGAAGCCGGACAGCTCCATGATGTTGCTGACGCGGGTCATCTGGCGGTTGAACTCCTGGGCGATCTCCTTGAGGGGAAGCACGTCGGACTCCCCCCACCAGCGCTTGGGGACCTGGGCGTTGGGGTAGATGACGAAGGGGATGAGGCCATAGGGGTTGACTTGGCTGATGGTGGGCAGCGGGCCGCCGTCTATCCAGATGTCCAGGGCGGTGTCAGTCCAGTCCTCGATGACCTCGGCCGTCTTGTCGCGTGGGGCGATGCCCCACAGGGCTATCACGTCCTCGCGGGGCAGGGTGTAGCGGTGGGCGACGCGGGTGTAGCGGGTGGGGTCGGTGGGGTGGGGCCAGGGGAAGAGACCGCGGACGTCCGGAGCGGTGATGGCGACGCGCTCCTCGGCGGGGTCCCAGGTGACTTTGTAGGCGGCGTCGCCGAGAACGGCGGCGTCGACCTCGGTGACCAGGTCCAGGCGGGTGAGGCCGTTGTCGGTGGCGAGGGCCGCCAGGTACTGCTCGACGGCGGCGGCGGCGGCCACGTGCTCTTCGCTGTCGGACTGGGGGATCGCGTTGATGGCGGCGCCCTGCATGACGTAGGTGGAGGTCTTGTTGATGATGGTCTTGACGTAGTTGAGGGTGAGGCGGCGGGCGCTGCGGGTGCGCGGGTCGGCGGCGGGCCACTGCTTGCCCTCGTAGAAGGCGAGGGCGTCGGTGTACTGCTGGAGGCGGTCGCGGTCGCGGTTCTTGAGGAGCTGGGGTAGCGGCGGCGTGGGTGGCATCTCTCAGGGGATTCTACCACGGGCGAGGCGTGGGGTGGCCTTGGTGGCGGCCTCGACCGCGAGGGCGGCGGCGGCCACGTAGTCGTCGTGCCCCTGGGACGGGTCGACGTGCCAGCGGACCGTTCTGTTGGGCCGGTACTCCGCCCGGCAGAGGCGGAGCTGGCGGAGCGCCTCGTTGTGTTCGGCGCTGCCGTCGGCCTTCCAGAGCCGCAGGGCGCCGGTGTTGGCGGCGGCCTGGAGCTGGTAGCCCAGATGTGACTTGCTCTGCTCGGTGAACTTGTAGCCGGTGACGCGGTGCTCGCCGAGCGATCGGGCCAGTAGGATTGCCATGGCCTCGCCGGCGGCGGTGGCGTCGACGGCGACGTGGGTGATCCGCCAGACGCCGGTTAGCAGGCGGTGTAGGTGGGCGTAGAGGGCGTCGTGGCCGGTGCCTTGCCAGGTGTAGATTGCGACCGTCTCAGAGAGGGGGAGTTGGTGCTTGGGGCCGGGCGTGACGCGGCTGACCCACAACACGTTGTGGTCGCGGTCGCGGGGGCTGAGCGGGTCGGTCTCCTCCCCGGCCACGTCGAAGCCGGCGGCGTAGGTCTCGCCCGGCTTGGCGAAGTGGCGGCGGTCGTGCGTGCCCTGGAGGTTGGCGAGCTGGGCGGGCGACAGGAGGCGGCCGGTGCCCGGTAGCGGCGTGAGGTCGTACTGGCTGGTGAACAGGGGGTGCGTAGGTCCCAGGCGCACGCGCTCAGCCGCGACGTAGCGGGCGTAGGCGGGGACGTGGCGGGCGACCTCCGGCCAGGGGTACTCGAAGTGGCGGCGGAGGCCGTCCTTGCGCTCGCGCTCCTTGTTCTCGGCGACGGTGGTCAGCAGCAGGTCGTCCTCGGCCCAGGGGGTGCCGTAGAGAACGGTGGTGGCGGCGGTGCTGGCGGCCATCGGGCGGAAGTCTTTGGTGAAGCGGTCGGGGTCGATATCCTGGGCCTCGTCGGCTTCCAGGAGGATGCTGGCGGTAGCGCCCAGGACGCTGGCGCCCGGTGAGGCGCTGAGGAAGTTCCAGGCGGCGGCGCCCAGGGTGAGCAGGTGGCCTTCCTCCAGGGCGTAGGCGGCGCGGAAGCCGGCGGCGTCCAGGTGGGCGCGCAGGCGGCGGATGCTGTTACGGAGTTGCGGCGTGAGGGTGGGGGCGGTCTTGACGCCTACGGCGTGCGGGTTCGCCATGTTGGCGACGAGTAGGACCTTCTCGATCCAGGCGCTGAGCTCGTTCTTCCCGGCCTGCCGGGACATGACGACGGTGAAGGTGTTGCCACCGCCCAGGCGAGCGTCGCGGAGGATGGCCCGCGCGGGCTCGGCCTGGTAGGGGCGGAGACGGATGGTCATGGGCGGTCCTTGGGCGGGTCGATCTGGAGGTTCACCCAGGCGGGCCAGTGGTCTAGGCGGAGGGCTCCACAGTCCTGGCACTGGAAGCCGACGGGGCTGTTGCTACGGGTGGCTGGGTCGCGGACGTAGAGGCGCAGCGTGTGGCCGCGCTGGAGGCCGTATTTCGTTAAGCCTTTGCAGCCGCGGTGTACGATCTTCATAGCGTTGCCTGGCGACGTCTGGTTATGTGACCCTCGGCCGGCTGGGCCCGGGGAGATCCGCCGCGGCGCACTTTTTGTATCTGTGGGGCGTGCTGTTGGTACCGGCCGCCTGTGGACTCCTGCTTTTTATGTGGTGCCGTAGCGGTCGCGATCGTGGTGCTCATGGTGAGGCGAAGAGCTCCGGCTGCTCGGCGCGGGTCTCGAAGGTGACGGCCTGGTCGGCCGGGGACTGGCGCATGAACAGCGGTAGGTCGTCGAGGAAGTCCAGGGCCAGGGTGGCCTCGACGTAGGGCCGGCCGAGCTTATCCCACTTGAGGGTGGGGCCTTTGACGATGCGACCGCGGGTGAGGATTGAGGGCATGGCTATGGTCCTTTCAGGTGGTGGCGTTCCGCCGGACGGCGCGGGGCTTCTTTGCGGCGGCGCGCCCGCTGACGCTGTTGAACTGGGCGCCGCGCGGCTTGCTGGGGCCGGGCAGGTCCAGGGGCAGGTCGTCGGGCGGCCCGGCCTCCTGGAGCCAGCCGCAGTAGAGGCAGGAGCGGTAGACGCCGTACTGGTCTTGCTCAAGGGTGGTCAGGCCGCTGCAGCGGGGGCAGGTCATCGGACGAGCCCTGCGTACCAGATGGCGAAGGCCAGGAGGAGTAGGAGGGTGAGGGCGACGTAGGGCCAGGCCCATCCTTCGGGGTCGCGGTCGTCGTTGCTCATGAGGCCGCCTCCTGGACTGCGCTGAGCTGGCGGAGGGCGTCGATGGTGCGGGCCTCGACGGCGGCGAGATTCCGGTCGGCGGCCTGGAGCTTGGCGCGGCGGTCGCGGATGCGCTTGAGGAGGCCGGCGCCGTTGGCGGTCCAGGTGTTGATCTCGTCGTCGAGGCCGATGTCCTCGGGCTCGATCATGATGTGCTCTCCTCTCTTTGCCGCCGGTCCGTCCAGCGGCAGTAGGGGCAGCGTTGGCCGCCGCCCTCGGCTGGCTCTGCAAGCTCCTGGTGGACGAGGTAGCGGATCAGGGCGCCGGGGTTATAGATGCCGTCTGGGTGCTCCTCGACGTGGTCCAGGACGGCGTCGAGGATGCCGGCGGCGGGCGCGTGGTCGTGGACGAAGGGGCCGGCGCCGAACAGGCCGGCGGCGGTGAGGCGGAGGACCAGGGGCGCGAGGTGGGCGTTTGATTGAACCGGCGGTGTTGTTGTTGTGGCGGTAGGGAAGTGGACGATATTGGCGGGGGCGTTCGCCTGGCGGAGCTCGGGCACGACCCAGGCGAGGCGGCGTTTGATTGAACCTAGCCCCTCCTTGACGTAGGGCAGGAGCTGGCGCCGCACGTCGATCGGGAGGCTGGCCAGGGCGGCGGAGACGCGGCGGGTGTCGGGGTCGCCGGAGTAGCGGCCGCTGACGAGGCGGTTCTTGTTTCCCCTGGGTGCGCCCGCGCCGGCCCGGCGCCCTCCCCGGCCGGTCACAGGTGCTTCCCGTACTGGCCGGCGGCGCTGGGGCTGCGGCGGCGGCGGTCGGTTGGCGGCGGCGGCGGCAGGCGGTCCCGGATGCAGCAGCGGCCCGCCTTCCGGCTCTGCCAGGGGCAATTGCAGCCTGGGTGCGGGTTGCGGCGGCGGTAGGCGGCGAGGATGCGGTCTTGCTGGCCGGGGTACCACTTGAGGAGGTTCTGCAGGGCGGCGTCGTTGGAGATGGCCTCGGATTCTTCGAACGTGGGCTGAATCGAGGGCGTCGGCATGGGTACAATCAAAGGCGCAGCAGGTCCAGCACCACCAGCGGATAGCGTGGGCCGGGTGGCGGTCCAGGTGCTCCCGGACGTGGATGGGCAGGTAGAAGGGGAGGAAGGGGGGCAGGTGGTGGCTGCGTGGGCAGTCCAGGCAGATCAGGCCAGGGCCGTCGTAGCCGGCGGTCTGGGCGAGCTGGCGGAGTAGCTGGTGTGTGAGCTGGTCGGGTGTGTACAATCGGGCAGCGCGCCGATTCTAGCACGGAGGGGTGGAGCCACGGATGCGAACAGCTATAGTGCGAACCTGCGCGGCGACCGCCCTCTGCCCTCCCTGAGCTGGTGCTGGGCGCGATTATACCACTGCCTTGGGGGGCCGGTGCGTTGGTGCTCTGCATCCGTCTCTCCCTGGTGCCTGCTGCCTGGCCGGCGGCCCCGCGCCGTTAGCCTGGGGGCTGTGGCTGCTGGGGCCGCCGGTGGCGGTCGCAAAGCACCGCCCAGACTCTAACGCCGGGGCGGTGCGACTGTCAATAGGTCTAAGCGGGTGAGCGGTTACGGTCCGAACCCCTCCTTTTGTAGGATGGCCTGGTCGTCCTCGCTGAAGCCGTCCCAGGCGTAGGCTATCTCGTGGCCGGCGTCCCAGTTGGGCGTGGCCCCCTGCGCCTGGTTAAGGACGTGCTCGGCGGCTTCTGCGCTTGCGGTGGTGAGCATGACGATTCGGCGGGTGATGCGGGATGTGGTGCCGCCCGGACCGGGCCGGCGGCGGCGGCGCCTGCGGAGCACCAGGGTGACGGTGTAGTCCGTCTGGCCGGTTAGGTCTGGCATGATCGTTCTCCTCTCTGTGCTGGTGGCCCGCCGGACGGAAGGGGGGGGGACCGCCCGGCGGGCCGGTGGTCGTCCAGTCTACGCCGCTGCCTTCCCCCAGCGGAAGGTGTTGGGGATAATCTCGTCGTTCTGGTCGCACTCGCTGTTGATGCACTTCCAGGCGGTGAAGGGGCGACCGCTCTTCTTGGACGTCTGCTCTAGGCGCGCCCCGTCCAGGCCGCAGGCCGGGCAACACGGGGCGGGGCGACCGGCGACGGGCCTGACCGGGGTGGGGGGCGGCGGTGTGTTCACCGGCGGGATAGTGGACGGCGTACCGCCCTGGCCCGGCTCGCGGTCGCCGACGAGCTGGACTTGCTTGCTGTCGGACGTGAAGCCGCGCGGGGCGGTGCGGACCGTGACCTCCAGGGTGAGTGTCTGGCCGCAGCCTGGGCAGGCTCCGTTCAGGGTGGGCATGGCTACTTCTCCTCTCTCGGCGGGCAGGCCCGCACGTCTACGTGGACGCCCTGCACTTCCGCCCAGGCCAGCGTGGCGTCCGTGGGGAACCGGCAGGCGTAGGCTCTGACTGGGTTGATGTCCGGCGGCGGCGGGCCGGTGTGGGAGCTGCCGACTGCCATGATGGCGGCGGCGGCGGCGACCCCGGCGACCGCCCACCAGGGCGAAGGCCGGCGGCGGCTCATGCCGCCCGCGCCAGGACGGCGATGTGGGCCGGCGATGGGCAGGGCGACGCCCCGGCCGGCGGCAGCGTCACCGGCGGGTGGCAGCACCGGCACCAGGACGCGCCGCAGGATAGGCAGACGACCCGCTCCGGCCAGAGCCGAAGCCAGGTGTTCTCCCCGCACTCACGGCAACGGCGGACGATGATCTCCGAGAGCATGACTACTTCACCTCCTGCACCGTCACCAGGTATGGCCCAAGCCAGCCCCAGAGACGGCACTGAATCTCCAACCAACACGCGAACCTGACACGCTGAGCGTCTGTCACGAGAGCTCCCCTTTCTGCGGCGCGAACAGCGCCGCTTGCCCGCCACAGCCGGACCGGGCGCACCCGGAGGGACCGAGCGGCAGACCACACGAACACAGAGGCCAGCGCCAGCCGCAGCGGACGCACCACACCCAGGACGACCGGCGACGGCCACACCCCGGACACCTGCGATATGCCACGACGCGCTCCTTTCTGGCCCAGCGGGCCGCCGGGCCTGCCGGGCTTACAGGGAAAAGGAGGGAGCCGCGCTTGCGCGGCGACGGCGGCCGCCGGGCGTGCCCCCAGGGCCGCCGACAAACTACTGTGTCTGTTCTTCTTGGTGTTTGGAGGCGGCCCATGTAGCGCGCCTAGGCGGCGCCGCCCTAAAAATTCCCTGGCCCGGCAGGCCGCGGCCCCTGGGGCTGGGGGGTTAGCCCAAAGAAGCGCCGGCCTCGGCGCGCTCCAGTTGGCCCGCCCTGCGGGCTACCGCTACGCGCGCCTCGCGCGCTGAGGCGTCTCTTTTTCGGAAAACGGCTCAGGTTGCGGCAGCTACGAGTCGTTGCCGCCGCCGTTGGGGGGAGCTGGCGGCGGGCGCCGCGAGCGAGGGGTCGCCATGCGCGCGCGACCGTGGGCGGGCGGCGCGGGACTCGCGGGGTGCGGGGAGCTTGCGAGGGCGGGGTGCCCACCCGCGCCGAGCCGCCCTAAGGTGGCGCGCAGGCGGGGGGCTCGGGGCCGGGTGCCGCCGGCGGGGAAGGGGGCTCCCGCCGGTGGCGGTGGGGCTACGTGAGGGCCAGGAGGGCGTAGGTGAGGCCGGTGGCGACGCCGATGCCGAAGATGGCGGCGATGGTTAGGAGGTTGCGCATGGTGCTCGCTCCTGTGGGGGCTAGTCGTCGTTGGTGCTGGGGGGGTTCGTCGATCCGGACCAGACGGACCAGCGGCGGACGGTGCGGATGATGTAGGCGGCGGTGAAGGCGAAGGCGGCAAGGGCGGTGGCGACGCCCACCAGGGCGGCGGTCTGGACGGCGGTGGCGGCGGTCTCGCAGTCGGTGAAGAAGCTGTCCATGCTAGTCCTCCTGTGGGCCGCCCAGGGTGGCCTCGATCTCGGCAAGGACGTTGCGGGTGGCCTCGGTGAGACGGTCGGTGTCGGCCTGGGAGAGATGGTAGTGGGTGGCGATCATGCGTGTCAACCGGCCGAGCGCGGGGACGAGGAGGTCCAGGCGGACGGGGTCGGCTTGGACGAGGAGCTTGATGCGTGTGCGGAGGAGGGCGATCTCGTCGGTGAGGTCGGTTGGGCTGAGCGCGAGGGCGACGGTGTACTCGTGCTGGAGGGCCTTGGGGATGGCGGAGAGGTAGAAGGCGTGGGTGACGGCGTTGGTGTTGCCGGGCTGGGCCCCGGGCTTACGCCTGGGCGGGCGTGGCGTCGGCCTGCTCCTGCTCGGCGATGGTCTCCAGGCCGGCGCAGATGATGCAGAG